AGCGGTTATTTGCTCACTGGCTTCAATCACAGCGGTTTTGATACCTTTGATGGTTAATTGGCTGGTTTCTGGTTCATATTCAAATGATGCACCATCAGGGAATGTCACAAAATAACCATCCGCTGATTTAGCGGGCGCGGGGTTGGAATTACAATATAAGCTAGGCAACACGCAACCTAACGAAAGGTTACCATTAGGGCTCAAAATAAATACTTGTTCACCAACTGACGGGCGCCACCATGAGCGGCTTTTACCTGCGCGATGGGTAAACCATGGCAACCATGCGGTAATTAATTCACCAGTACGGACTTTAACCCGATCGCCATTGGTTTTACAAATAACACCGGGGCGGATCAGGTTTTCAATTTTTCGTAAAATGTCGACTAAGTCGGCTGGATGATAACTTTGCATAGTGTTATCATCAATATTTATAGATAAACAATAAAGCCGCCCGGGTTGTAAATAAGATTTTTACAACTTAGCGGTTAGATGTGCAACCGTGATTTGTTCAATCATTTTATAGTCTTGTTGATTAATTCCAAGTAGCTTGCGCGATGGGTACTTGATTGTCCAACTGTCTTTTTTGTTAACCCTCCCGCGCAATCCATAATGATGAATACGCGCGATTCGCGAGACCGAGCTAATAAATTGTACTGTTGCGCGATTGCTGTTTGCCGCTGTGCGCAAAAATTTTGTTGTGCGTAATTTTGTAAACATCTTACGCCTAATTTTGCCGTTTTTTTTTCTGAATTTTTGCTGTTTTCGCGGCTCGAATAAGGCGCCGTCTGGTTGATGTTGAGCAATAATCCGTTTACGGTTATTTTCTCTTAATCGTTTAGCAATTTCACGCGCAAGAATTGTTCGATTATTGTTGCTTAATTGCGTCAATATACCATTTGCATAATCATGTAATTTATTTAATTCATCGGCCATATTTCATTGATCCAATCTGGTCGCAGATCCGCAGGTGGTTCATCAATAACATGTTTATATTCAAGTCCTGACGTCCCACTTTTGACAATAACTCGCTCGGTTAGTTTTAATTCAATACTAACATCTGCTGTATTATTATTTAATTGCTCGACCTCAAATTTTATAGCCCCTTTCCTTAACTCAGGATTGGCCATAAACTCTTGTTGGTTAATATACATCCAGCTAATGATTGGCACCATTAGATAGTCGATAGGCTGATCATAATCAGTGACGATTAAATTAACCTGATACTCGTATTCAAAACTTAACGACCTTGCGGCGGTTGCTGTGACATCTCCATCATCAATGAATATATGTAATTTCTCAGGATTGGTCTTGATAAATAGATTATTGTTTTCGAGAACTTTGCGGAGTTGATTAATTTTTTTCATGCTGAGCCTTTTTTTGGCATTGATAAATCATATCGACTTGTAACGCACATTGATGCCATGCTGTCAAAATATCCTTATTATCATCAATTAGCGTTCTATTATTTTTCAGGTTGTTTGCTGGTAGATAACACGGCGTTACGACTGGACAGCCAACCTTGATAGTCGTCACTTCCTGCAATTTCTGGACGTGAGTACAACCGCTTAATAGAAGCAGGCAAATCATTATTAGACCATTCGCGTAACTGTTCATTTTCATTTATAAGTTGCTCCAATTCTTTTTTATATTGACGATTTAATATATCGGCAGTTTGTAGTTGATTTCGTTGATTTATTAATTGTTGTTCATTGTTTCTATGTAGCTCGTCAAGTTCGATAAGTTGATTGTTTTTATAATCAATGATTCCGATCAGCTCCTCTTTGTCCTCTCTTAATGTTTCGTTATCAACATTTAATTGTTTATTTTTAGCTGTTAATTGACATAAAAATATAATTGATACGAAAAATAATAACCACGGGGCAAATTTAATAAAACTAGGAACAAACTGGCTTAACAAAGCAATGGCTTTACTTTTTAGCATAATTTTCATACGCCTCTTTTAGTTTTAGATCATAACTATTTTTTTTGTAAGCTGGGCCGTTGTAAAGCTTAGCGAATACTGAAAAATCTTTATCTTTCATCGCCTGCAGTAATTTGCTATTTGATTTGTGGGCAACGAAACGGTAAAAAGCATCGAGTTGCATTTCCTCGCTTTCTGTCATTAGTTCTTCAAACTGTATTGCTGATTCATAGCCTAATAATTGCCAGTGAAACCCCATTATTTGAAATAGGCCCCAGCTCGCACTTTCAATTGCTGACTTAGTGTCGATTTGTTTTGCCAGTGTTAGCCTGTAGTTTTCACGATTCCCGCCAAGATAGCCGCCTGCAGAGGAATTGATTAAATCGGGATAAGTTTTAGCAAGTTGCTCAACGTTAAATCCATTCTTTTTTAATTGACGGTAAAAAATATGCCGTTCAAATAAAATTGTTGGTAGACCATTTTTAAACCCAGATGATCTAGCCTCAATTTTGGTTACCGCCTGAATCATTGGTAATTCTATATCAAGTTTATTGGCGATATTTTGTAGTTGTTCCGTTTTTATCATTTTGTTTTAACCCTCTTTTGTCTTGATGGTGAGCGGCATAATGTGGCCATGTTGCCTTTGCTCTTTATAAAACATATTAATAGCGTCATGTTCATAATGGTTTGCGCATAGTGTGCGCGATGGGGAAAATCAAAAAACGAAAATATGAAAACAGATGCGCTTGACGTTATCATTAACCATGCAAGCCAACTTATTTTTGCATTATATTTGCAATTTTTTCTATCAAACGTAAATAACCGAACAGCAATAAGTAAACATAAAACGGCGTTCAGGGTTGTCATGATTTCCCCCTTTTGTTGAATTTATCAAATAAACTTGACGGATCATCAAACATTTTTATTATCCAAATTAGCAATTTAACGCTAACAGCTGAGGCGACTAACGCACCCAGCCCGATCGGTACTTTTGCTTGTATGTTTGATGGGAAAAACGGCAATAGTAAATACAGCGTCAATTCAGCCAGCAGCATTCCCATTGCAAATGATATGAAAAACAAGATAATTTTGCGTAATACAGAGATCCGCTCATCACTGATTACCAGCAAAATCGATCCACACAATGCTCCTAAAATAATTCCATTTTCAATGTTTGGATAAATCACCGAAATTGAAAACGCACTGATTACGGCTGTGAATGTTGTAGTTGTAGGTTCTGTCATTCAATTAATCCCATAAATTAATTAGTTTTTTTTGTGGTTCAGGCGCATCTTCTGGCACGTTAACAGCGGTGCCCATCGGCAAAATTGCCGGCAATTCACACAGCATAGGGTTGTTGTTGTAAATGATTTCGACAATGCCAGTAGTTCTACCAAAAACACGATATGCCAGTGCATCAATGGTTTCATTTTGCATGGTGTAGACAATCATTAAATCAGCTCCATCGTTGACCGTGATTTACCCAATATGTCACGGATTGCATAACGCGCATTGCGATACAAATTGCCGGCGCTTTCAATGTTAGTATCTATATCGGTTTTGGATTTACCTGTTGCGTCAAAATTAATATATTGTTCGTTCAATAATGCGTTAGCTAGGTTATAAATAGCAATTTTGTACAATGTTAAATAACGTGATTCACCGTTAATTTTCTCAGTATCTAGATCATTAATTGATGTAACACCCGATGATTGATGACTCACACGCCACGAATACAGATCATCATTTACTGATATAACAGCGCTAGTGATAGCTCGTTTCAGCCGTTCATTTGTGATTGTTCCATCTAATCTCTGGGTTTTTCTAACGTCATTAATATCAATAGCGGGGAAAAACGAAATATTACTAATTTTCGATTCGTCTGCGTCGTTCGCTGTAGATATTGCAATAAAATCATTCATAATAAACCTTATAATAGGCGGTGGACCAATTCGCAAAATGTTGATGATTTTTTAAATTGGTGCCGCCCGGTGTGAGGGTCCACTCTGTTAAGAATCGGTCTTGTTTAAGGCCTTTTCTAATTCTTTAATAACTGTTTTCACGCCTGAACTTTCGTCAAGTTCAAGTGCTCGCTTTAAATAACCTAAAGCTTGATCTGGCTGTGTATCTTTAACGCATAGCCTATAGCTTTATTGAGTTTTGCTCTGACCTGATCAAACATATCTTTATTAGCCACTAATTCGGCAAACTTTAGTAACATATCAGTATCAACCGTTTGCTTATTACTAATTTGTGCGAGCGTTGTATTAGCTAACTCTTCGGTAATTAGTGTGGCGGTTTGGCGTTGGTACTCATCGGGTGTAACCCAATTATGTTTTAATGCATGTTTAGCGAGCGGGTAGGCAAGCTCAAATTGTTTAGTGTCAATCATCCATACCATTAGACGCATAAATACATCATCTTGTTGAGCATTATCAGACTCAAGAACGCCGTTAATCCAATCCATATATTCGGGAATAAGTTGCTTTTTAAGTTCAATTTTTGCTTCTGTCGATTGAAATTTTTTTAATCGAATACGATCGTTATTAAGCTTGGCTAGCATCATTTCGTAAGCATTGATTGCTCGCAAGTTTTCTGTATTACGCTCCTTTTTAGCGTAATGTTTTTGTAAAAACTTTTGTGCTGGTGATATCATCTATCCCCCCCTTATCTGACTTCAATATTTTCAATTAAACAGCCGGCATCATAACGTTCTACAACAAAGGCCTCGTTAGCAGATTGGTAGTCTTCAATACGATCACGTTTAGGGTTGTCAATAATTTGACGGCGGGCTGTTTCATTTTGAATATAAATAGCTAAGTTACTAAAAGATGTAATTAGCATTGATCCTTTAGGGAAGTAGGGCACTCGGTATGCCGGTAATTCACCAATTGATTTTTTAGCAAGTAATATTTGACCCGCTACTTTTTCGGTGTTTTTATCTGCTTCGTTA